ATTTTACCGTCAACGGCTACATCGTCTACGGTAAGGGCCGTTAAAGTCCCTAAGCTCGTTACGCTTCCCTGAGCGGCTGTTGCTAAAGTGCCTGTCAATGTCCCTGTTACAGTCAAATTATCTGCCACGGTTACTTCAGACGTACTATGGCCGATTGTTACGGCTATTCCAGATGTTTCCGTTGCTATCTTTAGGGCACCTTCAGAATTGGTAATATAGGAATTGGTGCCGTCGTGATATACAGTTAGATCGCTGGACGCACCCCACATACCTTTAGCAGAATCTGGGAATAAAATATCATCTGTGCCTGTGGGGACTGTGAATACTGTCGTATCCGCATCATTTTTCAGGGTCACATCACTGGTAGAACCTTGTCCTGTTAAAATAAGCCCTTCTGCTGATGTATATCCTATTGCGGCGTTATCCCCTGAAGAGGTATCACCCGTTGCTTCAATTGTTGTTCCAGTGATTACGCCACTTGATGTAATAGCGCCGCTGGAGAGGGTACCGCCTACCGTGGCCGCATCGGTAAATAAGTTGCTCCACCGATTGCCTGTCACGCCCAGGCTCACATCAGAGTCTGTGGTAGGCTGGAGGATCCCGTCGGTAATCTGGATCTGTGACACAGCTCCACCCGAAGCAGCTACATAGAAATCGATGCGCCCGACTTCAGCCGTTGCGGTAGCAGTCGTCATGACGACATCGAGGTAACCGATATCGGACACGCCTCCACCGGCATCGTCAGCGTAGAACTCCAGACGCACACCGTCATTTGCTGCAGGTGTTCCCGAGGTAGGGTTGAGGCCGAATTTGCCAGCCGTCCTGACTCCTCCTGCGGCTGCGGCTGTGTTCTCCATCGTCTTCAAGCCGGTAAATGTCTGTGCTGTGCTTACACCTGCCAGCCCGTCAGCCGATACCAGATCTGCGTTGGCTTCGTCGAAGTTTGCTGCTTCATTCAGAAACGACAGCACGTTCGTGAACTGATTGGTAATCGGTTCGGCGTCCATGTCCGCACCGGCTACGGGCAAGACCAGTGGAGTGATACCAGCTACGGTTGCCATCGTTATTGCTCCGTGACTTCGAAGTGAACGCGATAGCCAATCAGGTCGATGTTTGCATCCCCGGTCCATCTCGCCTGAACGGTCTGCGCATTACGGTTAATGAAGGTTGTGACTACTGCCTCGGTGCCTCCCGGCCATTTCTCTCCAGAGTTCCATGTCAGACCAGAGTTCCATGTCAGGTCAATCGACGTATCCAGCGTGGCTGCGACGGGCTGGAGCTGTCCCTGATTACGGATCAGCTCGAAGGAGATGTCCTGCTGCCCCACCTGCGGTCTGTAGATCGTGTCTACCTTGATGATGTTCTTTTCGCGTCCTGGGAGCTGGAGGTCGTTGGGAGCTGTCCTTGCCTCCCAGTTGATGTCGGCTCCGTTGTCGTCAGCCAGCAGCGGGTCGTTTCCCCGGTACGTATACCCTGTCGCTCCGCCGAGAATGTCATACTCGACATCGGAGAGAATCCAGCTGGCGGCGTAGTTGATGGAGATCGGAAGCTCGTCGATCCAGACGTCGTCCGTTTCCCAGTCCCACACCAGCACCCTGTCGTGCCCCGTGTTGTTCGCAGCTGAGGAGAGGAGGGTGCGTACCTGATGGTCTTTCTGCCTGACGAAGCTCACGGCATACTGGAGACGCGACTGATTCAGGTCGTTGAACCATGTCTGCTGTATGGGGAGGGTGACGTTGCGCGGTCGGAGGTCGTGTCCGAGGGCATATGCCCCATCCCGTGCGATGAAGAATGCGAAGTTGGGGTGCCCGATAATCGAGTGCTTGGCGATAGGCTGGAATCCCCGGCTCACCGACTCTTCGAAAATGCGCAGCTCGATGTAGCCCACGTTGACGAACAGCTGTGTCGGGTAGACGCCATCCTTCTTGATGATCAGGAGCTTGCTGTCGAAATCGACGCCGCCCAGGATGGCAGCTCCATCGTGATAAATCTCTGTCCTGTTGTTGGTCGGCCAGTTGGTCACATCGACGGTGAAGAATTCCGCGTCCACATCGCACCAGCGTGCCCGCGTGGTCTGGACCGTGCCTCCCTCCGTCGTGTTCAGCGCGACGAGGACGTTGCGATGCAGTACGAGATCTTCGCATGTCGTAAAGGGCACTCCGGCCAAGTTAGCTGCGACCGTGGGTGTTGCGAAGTCTCCGCCCCATGTCCACACCTGATTTGTGCCATTCGTCCCCAGGAGCGTGTCCTGCATGAAGGCGAACCGGACTCTGGCGTCCGCTGAATCCGTCTGCGCTGTGCCGGTGATGTCCTTGCGCGTGGTCCCGTCGTTGGCATAGACCTTCGTCCCGGCTACTTCTACCTGTCGCTCTCCCGCCTTGAATTCAACCTGCTTCAGTCCTACGAGATCTTTGCCGTTGCCGCTTTCTGTGATCTGTGCGGCAATCCACTCGTCAAATCCAAAACGCTTCTTCATCGTCTGGCGCTCTGTGAAATTCAGGTTGACGAGCCTCTCCGTATCCTGCGGCGTCAGCCGTACGTCTGGATAGACATATGCGCTCTTCTGTCCACGAACCCGGTACGTCTGTGGGCTGGTGATTAGATTAGGTTCTATTGCTGGTATGGCTGATGCCATTACACAACTCTCCCGAAGTCAATGCCCCGCACCGGCTGGCCGATACGACCTCCCGGTACCGTCATCTGCACATTATCGAGGACGTGTGTGATATTGGGTTTTACGTCGAGATGGTTTTTGAATTCCTGCAAACGCTGGTTGCCCATCCCGAGATACTGGGTAGCCAGATCCTGCTTGCCGAACAGCGGCAGCACTTCGCCCGCACCCAGGAGGGTGAGGATGTCGTGATACTGGTCATCGAATTCCGGCCAGTCGTTGTCATTGATCAGGTCAGGCTTGGTCACCATTGCCCTGATCTGCAGGTTGATAGCGGTGCTGGGGATCTGGTCGAACTCGATCCATGTATATGTAGGGGAGTCGTACGCCACGGGGATCCGAGCGACGACAACACCTGCAGTCACGTCTTTGCATATGACGTTGCCCGCAAAGGTTGCTCCCGAGGCATTGTATTTGGTAAAGCGTTCGATCCCCCTGCTCTGGCTCGGGTCGGCGCTGCCGGTCGAAACTGCTGGGGTTGTGCCGTTGAGCGTAAGGTTCTCGGAAGTCCTCATGCCGTTGGCGTCGTAGAACGTCATTCTGACAAACAGGTTCGTGGAGTCTGATGCGGAGCTGGACTCCACGCTGATCGTGCTTGTTGCAGCAATGGGCACCTGAAGTCCGAAGCGACCGATGCTGAAATACCGCAGCGGCCTACCCGTCTCCACGCGCCCAGGATCCAGCTTGTCGTGCTCTTCTACCGTCATCTCTTCGAGGTTGCTTCTGTCCGTGGTGTCCTGTATGTCGAGGATCGTGCGCACGTCCAGCGGCAGTCCGAGGGTCGCCTGTGAGGCTACCGTCGCTACCGTGAATGAGCGCTGCCTGAGATCCTGAAACGTCTCCGCCAGCACCCGCTTGTAAGCGTTATTGATGCCGGTCTGGATGACGCTCTTTGCTTCGCCTCCGAGATCTACGGACCCACGTCGTGCCACTTCTTGTTGATGCTCGGTGTATGTCGCCACTACTTGCCCCCTTCTTCAGCCTCCTCCAGAGCAGCCTGGATCTTACTTGTCAGCTCATTCCCGGCGACAACATCTTTAGCGGTAACTTCCTGCAGTTCAGCTTCTTCCAGTGTGGACGGTTCAGGTGTCCCGGCAATCGACCTGAAGGCATCCGCCACAGACTTGAACATTCCTTCACGTTCCCGTGCTGCTTGCTGGTCCTGGCTCTCCATCAGGCGTCCGCGCAGATTCGGGCCGTCAGTAGCAACGACCTCCTTCAGCCGGAACTGCCACAATGCGAAGGTTGGAATGTGTGTTCCCGCCTCCATCATTTCCTCGGCTTCATCCTGCCTGACGATGCGCCCACGGTCCACAAAACGCTCTCCGGCATACGTGCCTACGAACGTGAGGATCATGCCGTCATCGTCACCGACGGTTTTCTGTTCGCCGGTCTTCGTCTTGCGGAAGAGGCGATGCCGGAAGTTTGAATTCTTACGCGCCAGATCCAGCAGTGTGCGGGGCATGCCTACCGTCTGCTCCGTCCAATCTTTGCCGATCTGCGGGATAAAGTCGTTCATCGGGTTGTTGCTGATAAATTTCCGGTAGATGACCTGTTCTTTATCTTCTTCGCTCAGATTGAGGCGGATGAACATGTCTGCTCTGTTGACGTCCTGCACACCTGCTCCGGTTGGGTCCAATACGATTGGCATTTAATTCTCCTTTAGCCTTGGTCTTTGAACATTTCTGCGATTGCGTCCGCCTCTTTCTGCGTCACGTTGCCACGCAGCTTGGCGATGAGGGCGTTCTGGTTTCTTATCAGGGTGTTGACTGCTACCACTAAAGCCGCAGAGGCTGGCTTTAATCTCAATTCCTGCAACATTCCAATCTCCTTTGCGCAGTTTCTGCACAGCCATGGGTAAAAAAAGGGGGCAGGATCGTGGAGGTTGACGGCGTAGCCCACCCCCTTATCTCGATAAACCCTTACGCCGCCAAATTGCAGACGTCGAACATCTCCTTCACCCGATCTACGTATGTGTGTTTCTCTCTTGCCAGCTTGTGTCCTGCTGCTGCGATAGTCTCTCTCTCTTCGTGATGCGTCAGGTAGTAATCGGCCTTCTCGATGGCTTCTTCCTCTCCCTCGTATCCGATGAAGTGGACGCCTTCCTCGAACCCCAGCTCCTGCCATCCGATGACGTTCCGGTTTGTCAGCAGCGCAGTCCCGGTGGACATCACTTCGAAAAATCTCATGTTCAGATCGTCTCGGATCGAGATATTGAAGCCCAGCCGACCACGGATGTAGTGCGCCGCCATGAACTCATGGAAGCAGTCGGGGACGTACCAAAGCCTTCCCACACCCAAACGCATTCGCTCCAGCCATTCCAGCCTGTTGTTGCCCGTCTTGTCTTCGTTGATGAACCCCACGAATACGAGATCATGTTGCTTGTCGAGGCTGCGCCCCATCAGGATCTCGTCCTTGGTGTGGCTCGTCATGATCTCACCGTAGTTGGGGTGAGCTGGAGGGTGACAGGCCAGAGGCAACCAGTGTGCATTCAAGCCTTCTGCTGCCAGTCTCTCAGCTCCCGGTTTTTGTGCGGCGAAAATTGTGTCAAAATCTTCGGCCCACTTTCGCCGCATATCCCAGCCAAGGTGCGTATCGATGAGCCACGCAGCGTTGGGCTTGGGACAGTCCATTGGGATATCGTCTCTGCCGTCATCCACAAAAATGTAGAAGTCGCAGTCTTCTTCGTATCCCGCTCCACGGGTATACCATTTCGTCTCGATCCCCATCTGGTGCTTTACTGCGTTTCTCACCAAACTGAAGGTGCCGTTGTCTCTTATTTCCGCGTTTACTACGAACCCGATTTTCATTCTACCCTCGCAATCACACCGAACGCTCCCGAGTTGAACGACTGCGCCCCTTCGACAACGAATCCCTGTGATTCCATGAGACTCGTGAGTGTCGGAGCCGTATAGGCGTGGACATGTGAGTAATCGATAACCATTGTGTCGAGCTGCCCGTGTTCAGGAAGGACCGCGTATACCATCCCTTCCGGCTTCAACACTCTCTTCCATTCTTCCAGCGCAGCAACAGGGTCTATCAGATGCTCGAACAGATGGATCGCGAAGATGTAGTCTTGCGAATGGTCAGCGACCGGGATGTTCATGGCGTCGCCCACCAGATGCGGCTTCGCTCCTGTGAACTTGCGTCCTCCGGCACCACGATCTCCCGGCTTTGCCATGTCTACCGGAACGCCCGCAATGTCTTCCCTGTCTCCACATCCCAGGTTGATGCCCTTGCTGCCCTCCACTGATTCAGAGAGACGATCCAGCCAGAGATCTTCTTCTGTCCTGCCTCCCTCGGGCTGCACCACAATCATAGTGGCTTGCACTGTCTCGTACCACGCCCTGATTCCGTGTTTGTGGATGATCGCGTTTACCGTGTCCTCCTGATGCACCGTGCCGTCCCACTTGTTTCCGTGGACGCGGCGACCTGTCTGCTGCCCGAGGTGATGGAGGTATGCTGACCGGTCTACTATCAGGCGATATCCTGCTTTGCGTATCCTGATGCTCCAGTCGAAATCGTCGCCTCCTGGGAGCAGTTCGTCCAGCCCTCCGATTTCTTTGATCAGCTCCGTGCGCATCACCACACAGAACCCGATCAGCAGCGTTGTTTCGTAGATGTATGGCGCTCTGATATTCCAGAGACTCTGGGATCCCATGACGAAATTGCTTGTCGGTCCTACAGCTCCCACATTGGCGTGTCGAAACGGAGCACATAGCTTCCGCCAGAAATCCAGATGGTAAGGGAGGAACACCACATCGTCGTTGAGCAGCGCGACGTAGGGAGTGTTGCAGGATTTGAGAGCTAAATTGTGTGCTCCCATCCAGCCCGTGTTTCCACCGGCGTCGATAATCTCCACGTTTGGAACGTCGAAGCTTTCGACCAGCTCCTCGATGTGTGGCTGAGAGGGAGGGTCGTTGTTGATGATCACGACCTTGAGCGGAAATTCTGTATGCATCAGCAGGGAGAGGACCGTGTCCTCAAGCTGCTGCAGGTTTTTGTATGTCGGGATCTGCACTGTCAGAAGAGGTTCCATTACATCCCCTCCGCTATCATTCGTGCATATTCCTCTGGCTGCGCCTTCCGGTTGGCATCGTATTCGGCTTCGCCGTGCCACTGTGGCTTGAAAACTTTGTGAACCGTCTTGAGGGAAGTGTCCACGTATCGAGGCACCCCGCTCTGCCAGCAGCGAACGCAGAACATCCAGTCTTCACCGCAAGCCGTACTGTGAAACCACGGTTTCCCGATCTGCTTGAAGACGTTCATGTTGAACAGCACACACCCAGCTCCGAAGGCGATTGGCCCCCCGACATCGATGTCAGTGATCAGCTGGTCCCGAGGGTAGTCGAAGACTGTTTCTGAGTGCCACTCCAGACCCTTGAGTCCGTGCTTTTCCTTGATCCTGTAGATAACCGGCTGAATGGGATTGCGGGCCGTAAAGGCCAGCGCCCCCACCACAGGCTTCTGGTGTCGCCACAGCCTCAGGAAGGCTGACCATGGCATGAGCATGTCGTAGTCCCACATGAACAGCCAGTCAGCGCCCCAAGCCATGGCATTCTCCACGACACGTTCCCGAGCCAGCCCTGGAAGGGAGAGTCCCCCTTCGTCGGAATACCCGAATTCGAAGATGCCGTCTTCTGCCGTGATCTCGGTGTGTTCGCCATCGGCTTTCATCGGATCGAGGGTGGGGATGTCGTACTCCCCTCCCGTGATCACCTGCTGCTGCAGCCAATGGCTCCGCTCCTGCATCCTGCCGAAGTAATGCATAATCTCGAAATACGTGGTATACGTGGACTTGTCGGGTCCGTTGTACCACGGAAATCCGAGGCATACTTTTGTAGTTTTCAAAGAACGCTCCCGGTTATATCCAGCTCGGCAGATACCGAGCCTTGATGTAGATCCATACAGACGTCTCTATCGCCAGTCGATAGTGATGCCCCCGGTGTGTCGTGAACTCTGCCTTACTGTCCATCCAAAAGACTTTTCCGCAATCACATTGCATCAGTTCCCGGTTGTCGATCCCTGCGTCGAGCGGCCTGATGAACCAGTAAAACGGACTGCGACAAAACCTTTCGTAGAGAGGCTTGATTCGCTGCTGCTCCTGCATTGATTCCATGAGCCATTTGGCCTGTTCGTGTAACTTTGCCTCCAGCTCCTCGATTCTGTTTTCCATGTCGCATCCCCCAATCCCAGTTTAGTGGTGGTGCGGACCAACCGGGATAGGTCCGCACCACCGAAGGAGTCGACTCCAAAGCCTTCTTTACATGGCTCTCACAAACCCTGACGCATAACCACCGGGGCTGTTGATAGCAGCTCCGATAGCAGCGAGGGCATTGACAGGACCAAACGTGCCCTTGAGACCGGTACTGTTTACTCCGAAGGAACCTGCGACTCCCGGCCCGAGCATGTTGTCGATGGCCGTAGTCACTGAAGTGCCCGTGCCGAAGATGTAGACAGACGCGGCATACCCGTATGCGATGTAGCGTCCGCTCTGCGTATCAGGTACGTCGCTGTTAGAGATCCCTGCAAACGTGCGAAGCTGGCCGACTGCAGGATGCACGGCACTGTTGCCGTCGAGCGATGCCGCTGTGGTCGTAAAAGCAACGGCGTGGCCGGTGGTGACTGTGGCTCCGGCAACATTGGTGAAGTTGCCGTACATCACCTCGGCATTCGTCTTGTTGGTTGTTGCGGTGGTCATTGGTTCTCCTTCCTCATCACCTTGGGCTTGCGCCACGGGGGTCCGAGTGGTTTAGATGAATTCGCAGGACCATGAGTAAGAGCTGACGTCCACCGTCGTGGACTGAAGCGCCACGGTACCGTTTGTGGCGGTACCGCTGGCGTCTTCGTTCGCATCCACCTCAACCGATCCGGCGTTATCCTTCCCGTAGATCTTGAAAGACCCAGGAACGATGTAGCCGGTCGGAATGAGAGCGAATGCTGTCTTGGTCCCACTGACCTCAGCCGTGCCGGAGACCGCTGTGTGCGCTCCGGTCAGGCTGAGCAGATTTTGAGTTACTGTGAAATCTCCGAGCGCCATGACTCCTCCTCTCAAACGTATCCAGCTGCGAACCGGAAGGAGTCTGCTGCCTCAGCTTGCACAGCCACAGATCCCGATGTCGAAGTGGAAAAGTCTGCCGCTACATTGACCACCACGCGGGCGTCATTCGTCGCATCGTCAGTCGTGCATTCCAGATTACAGAAGAGCAGCGACTGCTGAGAGTTGACGAGCTGAAACGCCCGTGCTGTGGTGTCAGCCTCGATCACTCCATTGACGACGTAGTGGTCGCCAGCAGAACGAACGGGAGCGGTGTCGTATGTGATATCTCCAACGGCCATCGTTCACCTCCCTCTTAGGTGATACCTGTGAGCTTGGTGAATTTTGCGCGGTTGTTCGTCAACCAGTTGCCCATGAAGAGGAGCTGACTCACAAACGAGTCCTGGTTCACTGGGCGTTGCAGCCCGCCTTCAGCTTCTCCGAAGTTGGCATCTTCATGTGCGAAGAGCTTCCCTGCGGAAAGGTTCATTCCGTACATCGTTCCCGATGTGCAATCGGGATCCCAAACAACTTCGCCATCTTTGAAGGGAGGGTTCTGCACGGAGAGGTTTGCATCACCGGCACCGAAACGGATGTGCGGCTGGTGCAGCGCCTCGAAGGACTCCTGAATCGGCTGGGTCGTAACCCAGAGATCGATACCCATGTTGTCGCCAGATCCACCGACCTGAAGGACGTTGTTGTACCCCGTGCGCATCTGCGGCAGAAGGTTCACTGCGGCTGCGCCTACTGAGGTAATGGAGTCATTCTGCCATGCGGTGTTTGCAACAGGCACGCCCGCATACGAGACGGTCCCAGGAGCGGTCTCCATGGATGCTTCAAGTCCTGTGATGTTGAGGGATCCGTTTCCGGTTCCATCAGAGAACAGGTCTGTGGCAATACGCTTCTGGAGGGACTGGGCTGCGTCAAAAGTCTTCTGTTCGAGCAAGTTGAACAACTGTTGCTCGGAACCCTTATTAATCCTCAGCTCACGACCAGTGATCACGATGGAAACCGAGTACTGCTTCCACTGGAAGAAGGCTGACGTCACGTTGTCCTGACGTGTAACGTCGAGCGTCTCGTCGTCGGTGTAACTGTCCACGGTCGAGTTCGTATCATACTGGAACTGGACGCGCAGTCGTTCGCCACCGTTGACGACCATCAGGTTGCCGGACTCACGAAGTTTATTCAGGAGAGGGCGCATCTTGAAAATCGCGTCCTGCACAACACCTGTGTCCACGGCCCGTTCGAGCGTAGACGCCAGTAGCGACTGAATATTTCTTGTGTCCGTGGTATATTGATTAGCCACGTTCTAAAACCTCCGTTATTCGGAAGCGGCGAGGGCCGACCGGATACGGCTAAACACAGCTCCGATATTTCCTGGCTCATTCTCTGAGTCATAAAGCACCGGTTCACTGGCTCCTGTTGCAGAGCGTCCAGCTACCCCCGTTCCATTGAGACGATTGCTCATCTCCGTGTCACGGACGTTTCTGGCGTTCTGCGTTTCACGACGTCCCTCTTCTTTCGATTTCTCCATAAGAGTTTCGAAAGATGAGAGGACGAACATATCTTCGAACGTCAATCCCTTCTGGTTCACGATGCGGTCGAAGACCGGAGCCATCTTGTCCCGAGCTTCGGGGTTGATCAAGAATTTGCCAGCGCCATCGAAATGGCCGAAATCTTCACCCCACGTTTGTGATGCACGTTGGTTTGAAGTGTCGCTCATCTCCCGCAGTGCCCGCTCACGTTCGCGGGCTGTCAGCTCCTGCTGAGAGACGTAGCCGTTCTTGTTCAACCACAGCTGCAGCAGCTCCTGTTGTTCTGTCGGAATCTTGTCCAGCTCATCCGGCTCAGGCTCCTGCTCGGGGGTCTGTTGTGTTACCTGTGTTCTCACCTTCTCCAGCTCGTCCAGGCCCGTGCGTAATTCTTGGCGCATGCGGTCAACTTCGTTGCGCTCCGACTGCGCACGGGTAAAGCCTCGCTGAAATTCAAGCAGCGTATTTGCTGCCTCTTCGCCTCCGTGTTCTTTGAGTATGCGAAGTGCTTGGTCTACACCGATCATTGGTCCCGAGTCCTCTGCTTCCGGCACAGCTGCTCCGTTCACAGGGGGCGTTTCCTCGATTACAGTGTTCCCGACCGGCTCCGTTCCGACCGAGACGTCTTCCCGCTCGTCCGCAGACCCACCTTCCAGACCATCAGGAGCCACTTCCGTGGAATTCCTGATTTCATCTGCGATGGCTTGCATTCCGAGATTCATGCTTTTCCCTTCTGGTGACCAGCCGAACTGGACTCACCGCTAATCCTTGTTTGCCGTAAGGTGTCTTACCTTGACAGCGCTTTTCAGGGAGCTGGATTCTTTTACCGGAACCTCACCACCCTTGTTCTGGGCGTAGGACTTCCAGTTTTCTTTCCGCTCCGCTTTCTCGTCTCGCCTCCGCAGCACATCGTCAAAACTCTTGCCCTGTGGAGGGGGTAGTTTTCCTGAAGATTCATCATTCCTGGCTCCGCCGACCTTGTCGCCCGTCTGCATGTAGCCGAGGCGTTTTGCTTTCTCGATCATGTCCCTGTTGCCGGTCACGTCACAGCCCAGCGGCTCACAATAGAACCCTTCTCTCACCTGCAGCTTCGCCCCTACCGGAAACTGGTAGACGGCATTGCCTCCGCACAGTTCACAGGAGACAGGTTCGTTTCGCTCTTCGTATGGGACGAGGTGCGTCTTTCTTGATCCACACCCCATGCAGTCGTAATCGTAGTTAGGCATCTTCTATCTCCTCAACTCGTATCCGACGTAGGCTCCAGCTATCTCCGCTATCCCGTGCGGGCCTCCAGCCAGATCCAGCTCGTCGCGTTTCAACAGCTCCTCAACCACTGTCACCTGATCTATGGGCATACGCCTCAAGTGCAGACGGACAATGGCTGCGTAGATAAGCAGTCCTTCGACAGAGAAATTGGCCCAGCCCAGATTCAGCTCCCTGATGACATCCCTCATGTCGTAGCCGTCCACCATCATTCCACCCAGAACCATCCTCTCCCGCTCCATTTGCTCCGTCAATCTTCCACCTCCTCGAACTCGGCTTCCCGAATCTGTCGTTCCTCTCGACGTGTCATCCATTCCTCATGGCTCTGCGGAGGTTCTGGCGGCACGTCGATACTGTCCTTCATTGTGTGGGTCGAGTTGATGTTCACTTCCTGAGTCTTCAGCCAGTGGTCGCGCTTGAAGGATTCCAGATGCCTGTATGCGCCCATCCACGTCGACTGATTCTTCTCGATCTTGTCTATCCCCATCTTTACAAGGTTGGCTTCAGCGATGGCTTGTGATTGCTCGACGCCCAGGTAGAGCCTTGAGAAGAGGGTGTCTTCCTCTTTCGCCCAGTCTCTCCTGCCCTTCTTCATCCATTCCCCGAAGTATGGAGCCGGAATCCCTGAGGCTACTGCTGCCGTCACGGGGAAGTTGCCCTGCTCGATCAGCTCTGTGACTCGTGCGATATGAGCTTGAGTAAGGAGCGTCGGGTTCTTTCCGTTGAGTTTTACGAGCACCCTGTCTTCTTCTGGAATCCGTGCCCTCAGTCGCCGCTTTGCCGCTATCTGATACATCTTGTTTTTCTCTGGTCGGTAGACGGGTTTGCCGCATTTGGGACACGGCTTCTGGAGGATCCCACCATTCGTTTTGCGGATGAATGTCGTTGCCCTGTTGCCTTTCCAGCCGCAGCCGTCTTCGTCGGTGCAGCGGACCTTGAGGTATTTGCACTTCCTGCCGTCTCCGCGTGATCCGTTCTTCCCGCCGTCGGTGCGGGTTCCTGCACCCTTCCCACTGGCACCCATTAGGGCACAGACTCCAAGAACTTCATATGCTCAATGAGTCTGGATGCTTCACCTGTTTCCTTGTCGCCGTTCAGGCCACGGGTCTTGTCCTTTGCGGCATCGATCTTCTCTTCCACCAGCTTGCCGAACTTCTTACGCGCCTTCTTGAATTCAGCTGAGAACTCCCTCTGAATTTCCGGTGGCGGCTCGACCAGTACGACCGGCGGCTGATCCAGTGATATCCCAAAGTTTTCCATTACTACTGTCCTCCTTCGTCCGCTTCTCCTGCTTGAGCGTTGGCTCTGGCGGGCGTGGCGGGGTTTGCTGCAAAAGACTGCGAATCGATAGGTCCGACTCCGCCTGAGGCGGCAGCGCCTCCCGGCGATTTTATCTGCTGGAGAGAAGCGAGGATCTCCATCCGCCGCTGCGGATCTTCCTTTATCTGCCTGTTCACTTCTTCTGTTACGTCGTCTGGATTTCCCGGCAGGTACCTGTCCACGTCCTTGATACCCGAAGCCCTGAAAACGTCTTCGAGCATTTGCGGCAGGTTGGGAACCATCTGGAAAGTCTGTGCCATAATCGGCAACAGCCCTGCGCTGAGGTTGAGCCTGTCCATGGCTTGCTTCTGCGCCACAGCCTGGGACTCACGGGATCCTGAGACTTGGATGTCGAACAAGTATTCACCCTGCGCGATATCTTTCGTCACCTGCTGGACAGCCCCGGTCCTCGGGTCAATGAGGTCGCCCGTATCCGGCATGAACTGCTGTTGCAGCTGCCAGAATTTTCTGGCTGTATTGATCTGGAATTTTTCGAAGCGATCCTGACGCCGACCTTCACGCGCTGCAGTACGCCGCTCGATGATCGCTGCTTCTGTGGCGGTGTCTGGATCGTTGCCACGGAGAGGCTGCGCCGTCCCTGCCGTCTCGTCGAATAGGGCGCGAATCAGAGAGAGCATCTGCGTTTTGTCGGAGTTGATTTCGAGGAAGGGTGCTGCCTGGATGGCGCGACCGTTCGACGCTGCCAGTCCTTCTACAGGAATGATTGCGCCTTCAGGAGCTTCTTTGAGGTTGGTAATGGAGTTGTCGGCCCATGCGTCCTTGTCCACCAAGAGGACGTTCTTGGATTTGCGCATGGTGTAAAGCATCGAGTCGAGAAACTCGTTCACCAGCACCTGCATGTTGTCAGCGCCAGCAAGACTCAGGAGGGGCTTGTTCACCCACGTCTGCATATTCTGCTGGAAGTGCAGGATCTCACACGGGTAATCTTCGATGAACTTATACGGCCACTCTTCTTCGTGGCGCAGGAGCTTGTCGTGGTCAGGCACAAAACTCAGAACGACGTTGCGGCGCTTCCCTGGACCTACCGGGAAGTCACGCGCCCAGATCTCCCATCCTTCTGCGATACCAAACTGGCTAAAGCCTTCTTCGTCTTTGCCCAGCGCCGAGAACAGGCGACGGATTCCGCCTTTCTTGGCAGGATCCCCACCGGGGAGCTTGGCATTGGGCTTCAGGTCTTCTGTGTTCTTGAGGGCTTTGTCCGCTTGCCAGCGATAAACGGGCTGGCGTATGCGGAAGGCGATCCATCGAGCATCAGCCAAACCAGCCGAGGCCCACGGATCCATGAGGAAGTCGCCGGGATTCCACCGGATGCCGAACGGAGCTTGCCACTTTACTCTGGAGCTGGGGCGCGGCTGGATACCTTCTCGGTATTCCTTGTGCCGTGCGATGTGCGGGGCCACGATGAGGTTGCGTATGTCGGGGTTAATCTGTTCGTCACTCATCAGATCTTCGTGAGCGGCGATGTGGAAAGCGTGGTCCTGTTCCCGTGTGATCTTGGTCGGCTCACCTTCAGACAGGAAACCGTTCTCTATCGTGGGGTCTTCGTGGACCTGCGTTGCCAGATCGAGAAGCACCAGCTCCTCGACTACTTCCTCTTCGAACTCCCAGCCAATTTTCTTTACGGCCCATGGCATGCAGTGGGCATCGAATGTGCATTGCTCGTCTTCTGCGGGCTGGCCGGTTTCACCCCACCAGTAGTTGATGTTGTTCGCCACTACCGGTGCAAAAGTGGAGCTGGCTTTGCGCTTTGCCTTCACGTCGAAAGACGGCTCACCGGCACCAACCATCGTTGATACGGACTGGTCGACCCACGCGAACACGAATGAAGCCTTCGTCCGCATCACGTTGTCGCCCTGGTCGAGCTGATCGAGGCGTTCTTCCCGGTTCGTCGTCGCCATGTTGTTATACATCTTGACGATTTCTGTACCGGCTTCGAAGAATGGCTGAAAGAATTTCTCTGCCACCTCGATCTGGTTAGTCCAGAACGCAATGCGCCCTTCGTCCGTTAGCGGGTAGTGCGTAGCTTCATCAGCCATAACTATGGGATGGCCCTTTAAAACGAGTTTGCCAGCTCCTCCAGATCAACTTTTTGTCGGGGTGGAGTCATAAAGCTGCCTTTTAGTTTGCCCTTCTGTTTCTGCTTCAGTCGTCCCCACGTCGCGTATGAAGCTTCCGGCGGAGGGGGTGGCTTCGTTCCCCGTCGTGAAGCCATCAGTAGATATCGTGTCTCATCCAGCGCGTGGTCGGGGTTGTTCTTGTCTATGTCTTCTCTGTCGCCCTTGTCCGAAAACTGCGCGTTCTTCATCTCGTCTTCGAAATCGTGGCAGTCTTCGAAATACACCAGCTTGTCCTGGGCCAACATTTCCTTCATGTATCTCCAGCCGATAACTCTGGAGTTCGGACCCTTCATCGAGGGCCGGAGCTTCAGTCCTGCTTCGTTCTTGAAGATGTCTGCGACCGTGCGGTTCAGTACGGCTCCGCCCTGATTTGAACGGGTGCTCCACAGGGCGCTGTCGGCCCACACTACCTGAGGCATTCTTCCTTGCGTGTATGGATTCCCTGCGCACAGATCCTTGATTGCCCCGGCATGGTATCCAGCGAATTCTCCGCCCTTGTAGTATTCCGCCATGCGGACATTAAGACCTTCAGGGCTGATCGCCCAGAGTCCGAAGGACGTCGGGCTGTTTTCTCCATAGTCGAGAGAGCCAAGGATCCGCCAGTTGTAAGGGACCAGACCGTCGGGCCAGAGGTCGTAGGGATCGACACAGTGTCTCTCCGAATCGAATACTTTGAAATACTGCCCGAACAGAGCGCTGAAGTCAGCGTCGATCCAAGCCTTCCTGAGTTCGGGATCCCCTTCCACGGAAGCTGCAAGTCGCTGCTGGTAGAACGGGTCTGCCTGAAGGAGGATCTTGTTCTCTATCAGTCTGGAGTAGATGAAGACCCTGTTGAGACCTGTCTCTGTATCTTCCACCAGTTTTCCAGATGCTTCCGCGCAGTCAACTGGAGAGTCGGGGATGCTGAACCGTTTCTTGATCCACCCTATTCCAGATCCACCGGGGTTACCCGTGCTGCGCACCCTTACAAAAACTCCCTTACGTGCCGTCCTCAGTGAAGCAAGCATCATCAGGTAAGGTCTTGGGCGCGGCCACTGGGGCAGCTCGTCAAATCCAATCCACGTATATTCAAGTCCCAGGTGCTTGTCGACGTCGGTGTCATGTTCCATCATGGCGAACTGCAGGGAGCTGCCGTCCTTGAACACCCACCGCTGGTCACCTGCCAGGTACTTCGCTTCTCCGTCAGGAAAGTATCCGTAAAACACTTCCTTCGATCTTTCGAGCAGGGTTTCGAACTCACCCAAGTGACGCCGGAAGAGGATCCCTTTGAAGTATTCTCCCTGCTCTATCTTCGCCAGTGCGGCATCGGCAATCAGCACCGCCGACTTCCCTCCGCCTCGGTCTCCAGCGATAATGGCTTCAGGGACACACTGCCGGAGATCTATGAAATCCAGCTGCGACCCAATCTGCGGGGACCATGGCATTTACTTGGGTTCCTCGAAAGGTCTCCACAACATCCCGAGGAAATACTTGCAGCAGAACCGGACCACAAAATTCGGCATCGGTCCCGTGTGTGCGATGGTCAGATCCTCAGGAGAATTCTTGTTGATACACAGCTGAGACTTGTATTCGGGTTCTTTGAATATTGTGACTGCCTGCTCTGTCATCCGGTCCTCCAGGGCACAAAAAAAAAGCGGCCCCAACCCACATTTCTGTGGATCGGGGCCGCTCTGGGCCTTTGGTATTACTTATTTAGGTCCGCTCAGGGGACTCAATGTCTACCCGGTTGCGGTGCTTGCAATTCCGACAGGTGATTTCGACATGACTTCCCGGTGTTGCTTTAAACAGCCACCTGTGGCAGTTGCCGCATCGATAGTCTACCAGATCTGGTAGAATTTTACGTTTTATCGTCTCCCGTGTCAAGGGCTTCCCCTAACAGTCTCAGTACCGCAGCGGGCATACAGCGCCCACAGAGGTCTGGAGGATCTGGAATAAACGAGTTCAGGGAGACGTTGAAAACCACGGGAGACCCCTCGAACTCGGCTGTAAGCTTGAAGCCGTTTCCTTCTTGTGGATCTACAGTAAAAGAGCGCCCCCGGCAAGCGGAACAGTTACTGTCCCCGTCCATACCGGTCCCTTCGCATTCAGGGCACTCCACTTTGTGCGGAAACTCGTCACCGCACACATCACAGATGATCGTTTTAGACATCCAGCTCCTCGACCAGGGCTTCTATCGCGTTCAAAAATGTCTGCATAGCCGCCAGATAGACCCCCTTCTTGATAGGCTTGTGGCAGAGGGCTATGGTTTTGCGGCTCATCGAAACGGCTCCCAGGACAGGATGATCGACCGGCCCAGCCAGTAAAAACAGACCATGGGGCCAAGGTTCTCCCAGCGGGGCTCCCAGCTAAATATAGGATACTGGGAGCGCCTTTTGAAGAACGGAGAAGCCCAGCCGATCCATGCACAGCGCCTCTTTCCCTTCCAAGGTAAAATCATAGCGGTTCATTTCTACGAAATGTTCTAAAGCGGCCTACGCAGGAAGCCAGTTGAGGGTGATGGCGGCAGCGCCAACTCAAATTCTGGATTATGGGAGATAGTCTCCCCTGATCCACTCTTTCGCACATGCGGCTTGATTCATTATGGGTCTTTCCGCTTGATTACTTTGCCTTTATGGCTTTCGTCGGGAAGGTGCGCCCCCCCCTTTATTCAATGCAGGATTCGAACCTGCTACACAAGAGTTTTCCAGACTCTTAAGATTTTCCGAGGTTGGTGGCTCTTTAGGGCAAAGCCGGTGCCCGCTGCCTGTTTCTCCTTTTACTCTACGCATCCGCTGTTCTTCGAGTGCCTCTTTTCGCTTCTCTTCTGTGCCGTTATAGACTTCACCTATTGCCTGTCCCAGCTTGAACCATGCGCTGCCCTCTTCTTCGCTGGTTGAGACATTGTTTTTCCGGTATGCGGTGGATGCCAGCGCCAGCGCCTCTTTCAGCGTCAGGGTCAGATGAACTTCAGGCTGCTCCTTTTCCAACTTTCTCCTCCAGCCACTTGAGCCGCTCCTCGATCTGAGCTTGTTTGTCCGCGTAGATATCGATGACCTCCGTGAACTTGTAGTAAGCCTTGAGCTGCGCGGCCCCCGTCTCCAGGGTCATCCCGGCATTCTTCCTCAGCGACTTGTTCGCCCTGCGCTGGGTGCAGACCATTACAATGATCATTCCACACTGGGTCGCCCGAATAGCCAAATCAAACCATTCAATCATCTTGCCTCACAAACCTGACGATTTCAGGGTCATAGCCCGCTTTAAGAAAGGATTCCATGAGGTCATCTGCCGCGCCCTCCGGCACAAGATAGGGAGCTTTGCCTATATCGAAGTCCATGCAGATAAGCCCGCCATCGATCTCGAAGCCGATGATCACATCCACCTTTTCCTTATACTGACTGATCGTGACTTCCATCATTCCTCCGTCTGGTCCGCGCAGTGCTGCAGGAATTCCTTCAGGCCAACAAGGTCGTCCTTGTTGCTGATGGACAGAACCTTGCCATTCTTTTCGCCCTGCACCAAGAGCACGAACTTGCGCTCTTCGCCAAGGACTCTCTCGATCACCCCCTTCAACCAGAGCTGCCAGCATCCGATCACTGAGGTTTTCTGGAAAATCTTCTTCGAGCCTACCATTGTTGGCGACCACGGACAGACCTCCACATAAACGTCCAGAACCCTGGAAGTGCCGCCTCAAATGCTTCCAGATGCAGCCTGTCCTTTTCCTGGCTGGACTTTACCTGAACCAGATGACGTCTCTGCGCCGCATCCACTTCCATTCTTGTGGTGCCGGGAGAGAGGTAGTCAGCATACGCCATGTTCTCCGATAGGAGGCGGGCATATTCTTCAACATAGGCACCCTTCAGCCGGTCGTGCCCTTCCTTCTGATGCAGCATCATCCTGTCGCAATTCAGCTGAATCATCAGCACGGCAGCACAGTAGATCGTGAAAGGAAAAGCAAAAACTCCGTCCACGGGCGTAAAAAGGAACAGCCCCCAGCCGAGAGCCATCCAAATACCAAACTGAACAAGACGGCTTTTTACGCTGACCATCGCTTGGAAAGCCCTTTCACCTCCGTGGTTGCATTTGCAATTTCAAGGGCGGAATCGATGGCTGTGACTTCTTCCTTGAGGGCTGAGACATTCTTGTCCCGCACCTCAGGATCGAAGTAGAGACGCCTCTTGGTAATAATCGGATTCCCGCCGCCATGCGGAGAATTCATGGTCGCCTCGGGTGCGATCCCCCTGTCTGACAGGGAGTCCCACGCCTGGATCTCCAGATCGATGAGGTTGTCTGTGCCCGCCGAAGACCTTCTCTGTGCCGATACTGTCCGTCTGGTCACCCAGTATGCAATGGGCTTCGAGACAGGTTTGCCATCGAGCTTGATTGTGATCTTTTCCCTCAGGTTCGTTGAGGAGATCGCCAGCTGCAGTTCTATGACGTTCTGGATACAATCCGCATGAGATTGCAGCCATTCCTCGACCTTGCCTCTCTGAGCCTCGGAGGAGCCATAGAACGGATCCTGCATATCCAGATCAGCGCAGTGCTCTTTAATCTTCGCACGTAAATCCGCAGCTTTCCTCAGCTGCGCTTTCTTATGTTTCATCGCCTCCACGATGGTCATAAAGAATTTCCTCAAGGGAGAGGGTGGGGAGCCGTGCCACACGGCTTACTCAAGTTTTGCGGTTCTCATCATTGCTTCCCAAAATAAATCTCCATAAGGAGCAAACGCGTCAGCCATATCCTTTACAGTGGACAGTTTTAGCTCCGTGCGATTTCGTTCCCAGGAGGCAATAGCAGACGGAGTGCTTCCGATTTTATCCCCAAGCACATCCCGGGTCATACCACACAGCGTCCTGAACCCCCGCACAACATCGCCCGCGTTGGACAAGATTGGCTTCTCCTCTTTGTCAGTTTCCTCAGTGACATGTGCAGAATTTAAGAAACAATGCAATCAGCAGCACGTTTAAAAACGCACTATGAACAAAAAACATACAAGGTGTACCTCTGGCGAGTACGTGGTGTAGCCTTGTTGCTACACGCTTCTTGCAGGATATGAGAACTTACACGACATCTTTCCACGACTTTCGCAGAACAACCAGAGACATGGCGCTTCGGGTGACTTTTGTTCCGAACTCCTTTTCCACCATCCTGCACAGGGCTGTTGCCTCTACCTTCCCCTTGACATATCGCTCACGAACCCACCGGACAATGTCTTCGTTGAGCGCACGGTTACGGCCCTGAGCAACCTCGCTCATAGCCTCCGATGTGGTCCTTTGATGCAAGTGTTCAGGGCATACGCATAACTCATTCTTGCAGCTGGACTTAACTACAATCACCTGCCTGTTATAGGACTTGACAGCGCCCTCGAACATGAGATCCCGCACAAGACGATTCTTCCCGCCCAGCCTGAAGACGGGTTTTTCGTCTGCGGTTTCCCCGGCCCAGGTATAGCAACCGTCCTCTTCAATTCGGATCTGCGACCACAGGCGCTGCAAGTCATCGAACGCCAAGTCCTTGTGCGTCATTTCTTTTTCCTTGTCAAACCCTTGCCAGCCATCGGTCCGAGCTTCGCCCTTGCTGCGATGACATCAGACTTCCTGAACAGCTGTTTTTGTCCTGGGCTGCTGATTTCTTCAGGCTTCACGTGCTTCCTGACCGTCTCGGGTGCCTTCACCCCCAGGACTACCATAGCTTCCTTTAGGTCGATCAGGGGATTCTCGACACGGGTACCTAAGCGCCGGGGCTGTCTCTCGACCACAGCCGCTACCGTAGGCCTCTTCTTCTCTTCCTTGCCCTCCACATGCACGATCTCCGCGCCAGACTTCTCAACCATCCCCATCAGCGTAGACATCGCTTCTCCGTTGCCATCTGGAATCTCGAACTTCACGGTTACCTCAATCACGTTGACCTCCTTTAAGGCTTTCGTTTACTCCGCCATCGCAACGATTTCCTCGGGCGTCATGATATTCAGACCAAAGACCTCTTCCAGCTCCTTTCGTTGGGCGACTATCGTGGGGTTCTGTGTCGTAAAAAGCATGTTCTCATCCTCTTGAAACGTCACGCAATACACGTATTCTGCCAGATCGAGCTGGCGGTATTTATCCGCCTGTTCCCTTGTGATCTTTTTCCTGCCCACAAGGACACTCAGATTCGATTTGAGCTGACGCTCCATCTTCCGTATAGCCCGTCTCCCTGCTGCCTTCAGAAGGGCTGGCGGGATCTCTTCTGCCAGCTGAATAAACTCGGGATCGACCTTGAAAAACTTACTTTTCTTCATCTTCGATTTCCACCGAGTGATACGTCACACGGGTCTCCTTTCTTTAGTTAGTAACCGCCTTCGAATCACCTTCTAAACACGCCAACAATTAAATAACTGTGATTTTTTCTGGCCGTCTTTTGGTACGGCTCCCTCATACAAGGGACTGTTGCTTGCAACAGGACAAAGATGTCTGCTATTCGAAACCCAAACGTCTCCATTAGAGTAATAGCCTCGACGTGCGTCAACCTCTGCTTGCCACTTTCTATTTCGTCTTGGCATTTCACATACAAAACGCCCTTCTTCTTCAGGCATCTTGCCGCTTCCAGTATACCTGCCGCATAGTTCCTGACCACAGATTCGTGACCTGTATTTTCATTCCTATAGCATTCGTTGATACTTTTCTTGACCGTCTTCCCTCCGTGCATATATGGAGGGTCGAAGACCAATCCGTCCAACGAATCATCCTCGTAAGGCAGGTTCCGAAAGTCCACGCCCGTCTGGATATCCGTAAGCAGTAGGTTGTAGTTCTTTCTGTCAACGTCTTTCCAAAAGACACCCTTTCCATAGGTAACATCTGCTATGGTTGCCCCATGTTCCGAATGCAACCCTAGTGCATCGGGGAAAATGTTTGCATTGGTTCCTACTTTTCCTGTAAGAATGACGCCGTCCGTCATGCGCTATATCCCCTTCCGTAGCATTTCATCTGCCCCGGCTTGACGTGTTGCTGGATAGCTGCATGCAGGTTCTGCTCCAGAGTGAATTCGGGACACGGTTTTCCGTTCATGCGCTGCTCCCACTGGTCCGGTGGCACGGGACCGGTTCATGGGCTTCGTTCAGGATGTATTTGCCGAGTCGATTATCGGGGTCTATCACGATGCCTCCACAGCGTCCAGACACATGAACAAAACTTCATGACTGCAGCATACCCAGCGAACGTGGTCACGGCAAAACCCGCCATGTAGATAAACTTCCCGAACAGCTCGTTTGCCAGATCCCAGGTCACTCCAGCTCCTCCCTCAGCATATTCACGGCATTTGCCAGATCCGACGTCGGCCACATATCGATGACCCTTTGTGCAGCATTACGCAAACGCTTCTTCTCTCCCAGCGCTACGCGCAGTCGATCATCCACGATCCTTCGAGACAGGCGTTCACGTTCAAGATCCGTATTCAGATCCCTCACAAGCTCCGCAAGGCGCTCGTCCACAGGACCGTCCTCCTTCACAGCCTCCAAAACCTCAAGAGCCTTGCTTACACTTCGTTCCTCTTCCTGTGCTCTATAGTGGACTTGCTGATCTTGATCGCAGAAGGAGCGAATACCGCCGTTGGCTCACCTTCGAAGAAGACCCCTGGATCAATGTCAAAAGCCTTCGTGAACCTCAGGAAATACCGCATCGTCAACCCCCGAGCACCAGACTCCAGCTGCGTATAAAACGGTCTGGAGATCTTCATTACCTTTGCAACGTCCTGTGCTCTCAACCCCCGCTCGATACGAATCTTCCTCAACGACTGCCTCACCGTTGCAACCGTCCATTCCTGCTCCAAAACAGCTCTCCTTATGAAGATGGGTCTATTATCCCCTCCAACCCCCCCTATTTCATCAGCCTTCCTGATATCGCAACTCCCACCTACTGCACATGGTAACACCAAAAAAATCAGATGCAACATATTTTTGGGCTTTGAACCCAACGAAGAGGCAGGAAAATTCTCAAAACATGAGAAAACCGGAAATATCCTGGGCTGTGAGCCGACGCCCTCAAGGGCCAGCGGAAGTACTGTACAGTACAAAGGCAGGGGAATCGGCAGACCAGGGCGGGAATAGTAGCGATATGCAAAAGGGAGCCCCTTTAAGGGCTAAAAAATATCTACGAGCGGGATGAATTATTAAATGGCAAGGGGGGCGGGATACCCCACCCCCCCGCTGGCGTTCCAGGACTGAAATGGGCCGATTTGAGCCGGATTCGGGTTGCATATGGGTTGCGTTCCCGAAAAACCCGCCTCCAGACTGGCTCTTCGTTGGGTTCAAAGCCCAAAAAGAGGGAAAAACAGCCGATTTGGACCTTTTAAACAAGGGAAATCTGGCCAAAAAAAACCTATTTTTCTCCGGTCTATACCTTGCCTTGTCTCCCGCAGTATTACCCGCGCCCAAGGGGAGTTTCTCACCTATCCTTGAATAATAACTTGACATTTATACAAGGATGTGGTATACTTAAATCAGGACGAAGAAGAGCACCACATAACATTTGAATAAACAATCACATACACGCATAAAGGAGACTGGACAGTACCCGCCTAATCGACACAAATGATGTACCGCCGAATCAGGACGCAAATGGTTTGCCACCACAAGGAGATACAAAATGCAGAAAATACCGATGTTTACGGGATTAGGTACGCCGAAATCGAAACTTTCCACTATCAAAATCCAGCAAGATGGAGATGTATTTACCAGCCTGTCGCACGTCAATTCCAAGCCTGAAAATCGCAAGATTGGCGATGTATGCCAAACGTGGCATTTAACGGTCCAGAAGCCTTCTGAGGCATACACAAGCGGAAATGATTCGAAGGTGTGTTTCGATTGCCCATTCAGGTCCAAGGCATCCGGTGGAAACGGTGGTTGTTACGTGGTCACAATCCACGGTCCGAATGGGGTTCATAGCTCACACCGAACACCTGAGGCGAATAGGCCAGTGAATCAGGATGTCCAGCCCTTGCCTGACGTTATCAACAAGCCGATCCGATTTGGTGCATACGGCGATCCTGTTGTGATGCCTGTCGAGTTGATGCGAGACCTTGCCAGCCGGGCCACCGGCCACCTTGGATATACCCATCAATGGCTGACTTGCGATCCCGCATACTCAGAATTTCTGATGGCGTCCATAGACGAAGCCACCGCGAAGCAGAACGGTATGACGGTCACCGCATTGGCCGATAAAGCAAAATCGATGGGCTGGCGTACGTTTCGAGTAAAATCCCCCGGCGATCTGAATATGGTTGACGAAATCACCTGCCCGAACACAACAAAAGGCGTCCAATGCGCCGATTGTGGACTATGCGCCGGGAACACAATAAGCGCGAAGTCGATCACCATTGACGCACACGGCACCGGAGCCGCAAACATCGCAGAATAGCACCACCACACCGCGCCGGGAATTGTCCCGGCGCACCGGAGGATACCACGTGACCACTATCGATTGACCCGTACGAACGCCGTGAAACTGAGACCGATCTGAAAGCCGCATTCGTGACTGTTGGAGCCGCTGATTTGTTGCACTAAACCACCACCGCACCGGAGGATACAACGTGACCACTATCGACCGAATGAAAATGAATCTGATCAGGCAAATCGTCAGCGCATCTGGACTCTACAACCAGCGGGATATTGAGGATCTCAGGGGCCAGCTTTGGGAGGAGAATTTGCGAGGTCTCACGGTCTCGCTTCGAGAGGCAAATCTGGACAAAGGCTGGGCCTAACCACCACGGAGGATACCACGATGAAAGCTTCGGAGATTCGCATCATTCGGGATTCGTTTTTCAACCCGACACACAAGCTTGATCGCAATGGATACGAGACCCCGGCGAACAAGCCCACGCATACGCTGATTTTCGATGGGACGCTGGCCTCCCTTGCGACTCTGGCAGGCTTGTATCGGGCCGGGATCGAGCCAGACGAGATCATCTGCTGGGATGGCAATGTCTCGCCTGAGTATGACGCAAACGATCAAGCCGTCAATCAATGGCTGGCCGAACGGATGTATCCAGCACTCACCGTGGTCGATTGGGTACTGCCTCACTACAGCCTCTGCAATGGCTGGGGATGGAGCGCAAAGCGTCAGGCGTCCGAGGTTCGGGCCGCTGGGCTTCCGGTCCCTGAGGAGGCTACACACAACCCTCACGGGCATCGGACAATCCTGTCGCTGTTCGACCGAACTGGCAATTGGTCGAAGCCCTATGCCGAAGCAGGGTACGAGGTCATCACCATCGACATCGAGCCAGCGGCAACGGAGCGATTCAATCACGTCCAGATGGACATACTCGAACGGGTAGATTTTGAGGGCGAGGAGATGTCTGCCCTCGAAGCTCTGATGCGGGAATGGGCTGAGTCTGGCGTGGTTATCGATGGCATCCTTGCCGCTTGCCCCTGCACGAATTTCAGCGTGGCGAACAACAAAAAGATGATGCCCAAAAACAGACCCGCCGCACCTGAGGCATTAGCGGAGCTTGAGATCTCGAAACAGCTTGTGGAAATTGTGCTGGATCTGGTGGACTTCTGGCAACCCGAATTTTGGGTGGTCGAGAATCCAGCCAGCACCATCAAGCGGCACGTGCCGCAATTGGGTGAGCCGTCCTACTATGAACCGCACCATTTCGGGCATCCATACTCGAAGAAAACTGGCCTGTGGGGCAGTTACAATCGAGACCTTCCCACGAACCACGTGGTCCCTGTCGAGATGAGCGAGAATCCGGAGTGGGCCAAGCTGGGAGGGGGATCGAAGCGGACTCAGCAGTTGAGATCGATCACGCCAATGGGTATGGCGAGGGCATTCTACGAGGCAAACAACTTCGGGACGCAATCGGTTGAAACCCCGGTCCCGACTTACTACGAAGATGTGATGGATGCGCTGGAGCAGGGCGCATAAATAGAAATGCGGCGGGGTGACCCACCACAGATCAGATCCCGCCGCCAAACACACCACTAAATGGAGGATACCATACGTGGATCTCAGAGTATATGACATAATCGCAGTCTCGTCAAGTGCTGGTATTTGTAGCCTCAACGCCATCCTGACTGCATACGAAGAGGCTGAGATGCAGGGAGTGCTGGACAGGATCGTTGTTGTCCACGCTGATCTGGGTCGGCTGGAATGGTCAGGCACCGTGGATCTCGTCAAGCAACAGGATACGATTTCCAGCCTGGACTCAGCCTCACGGAGCTACGGGATGAGATCGACTCTGGGCTGATCGAGATCGAGCAAGCTCCCGCAATGTCCGCCTCATATTAGGAGAATCGCAATGCAAGTCTACACTGGTGACACGCGAAAGCTGGACTTCATAAAAATCATTCAGGATCAGGGCTGGGGCAGGTTGTGGTCGTCACGGGTTCCCACGCAATATCAGCAGGATCTCACACCGAATTGGGTGATGGACAACAACGTGTATTCAGAGACCACGAATAAGAAGAAACACCCGAATGGGTGGAGTGGAATCCGCTGGGATGAGAGGCTGCACCAGATCATCGAGCGCGACCTTGAGCCAGACTTCATCGTCCTACCCGACACAATGGGAAACGGCCCAGACACGATCATCAGCGCGGACTACTACATCGAACAGTATGCTGTTCACGGTTTCTACAACGAGATCCAGACAAAATACGCATTCGCTTTGCAGGAAGGGATGACCCCAGACACTGTCGCACGATGGCTCGATGTTTGGGATGAATACGACCATGTCCTCTGGATCGGCGTCCTGTTCCTGGGAGGTGGCGATGATTTCAAGAAACTGGCACCAGCTTGGGCGAGGCTGGCTCACAGTCGGGGGATGCAGCTCCACTACGCCAGAGCAGGAACGCCAGCCAAAGTGAAACACGCCAGAGACTCTGGAGCTGACAGTATCGATTCAGCCTTCCCCCTCTGGGAACAGAGCAGATTTGAGGAGTTCGTGAAAGCTGCCAGTTAAAATATCACTTGACATTCAGAATTAATTGTTGTATTATTAAGTGAGCAATAGATAACACACACCACCACAGGAGGATACGAGATGAACGCATTCAACTACAGCACCCAGACATGGCTCACTGGCGAGGAAGCACGAACCGTGAGGATTCAGCAGATTCGCGAAACGATTGAATTGATCGACTCTCCGCAGGGACCGAATTACCTCTACTCAGTCAATGCACCTTGGAATGCACGGCAACTGCTGAACGATGAGCTTGCCAGTCTGACGAGCTAACCACCACAGGAGGATACAAAATGAGCAATCGACTGTTCGATCCTTTCACCTCTGCGTATCTGGAGTGCGCCCTCTGGTCTTCGACCGACTTTGCCGATGGCGAGGAGGTGGAGCTTGACAATTACAGTTTTGGAGACATCGCTGATGAAACCATCACGAAGATCATTCAGGACTGTGCCACATTTCAGGAGCAGAACGCCGCAGACCTCAAGCTCCAGGGCGAGGCTTCGCAGAACGGCCACGACCTCTGGCTGACCCGCAATATGCACGGGGTTGGATATTGGGACCGCAATACAGACGATGTCGGAGAGAGGCTCACAACAGCCGCAGAAGCGATTGGATATATGGACCTCTACATCGGGGACGATGGCAAAATCTACGGAGCGTAGTCCAACCACCACACTGGAGGATTTAGAAAATGAGAAACCTGTATACCAGCACTTGCCCTGACACTGGTCGAGTCTTCATCACAGAAGCTGGGATAGACGGCAACATCGCAGAGACATTCGCCCACGGTGGCCTGACGGCTGAGGAAAATGCCACCGAATTGTCCAGCACGTATATGGACCTGAAGTGGAGCGGCGAAGGTGCCGTCCCTGCCATCGGCGATTCGGTCTACGTTAAAATAAATAACATCGGCCAAGGCGTAGTGACCTCCTATTTCACAGAGGGAGGATACCTGGGAGTGATGGTTCAGCCCGACAGTCCCCCCGAATGGTACGTGAAGCAGAATGGTGCCGATTCTCCTGCCCACATATTCGGGATCGAATTGGGGATGCCGGATACCGTGGCCGTCCTGCGAGGAGCTTACAATCTGGCCCGTGCCTTCGTCGGGATGCACACAGGCAATGGCGTCCCAGCGGATCTGGAAGGAATCTTCACCGAACAAGATCTCACGAACGCAGACGAAGTCCTTTCCACGCTTGAAGGAAACTTCTCTTAACCACCACGCAGTCGGAGGATTTAGAAATGATCATCGTCACAACAGACCGCCAAGGCAACAAGTGGTTCATAGCTTTCTACGGGGCAGGGAAAAGGATGCTCAGTGAGACCACGCAAGCTATGAGACGGCAGGGGAGGGAATGGGGTATGGTGCGGCACGGAGATGTTTACACGGTCTTTGCGAAGCATGAGCCAGAGAAAACCAACCTGTCTTTGTACGAACGTAGACGATAAGTCGAAACCCCCGGCAACGGGGGTCTGACCGGGGCTGACCTCCCGGCACTGATGTGACAGGTCGACAACCACCACACGCAGGACAGGAGGATTTAGAAATGTTCTATCACAACGCCAGTATCAAAATTGGCACCTGGACATTGACCGCAGTTGAGGACAACGACAACCACCTGACGCTGTATGTCTCCAGGGATGATGACCCCTCTGATATAATCGAGGTCGAGGCTCCAGACGACACGGACCACACGATTAGGCTCAGTACCAAAGGCATCGAACTGGGCGTCTATTAACTCCACCGGGGGGGCTGGTCAATCGACCAGCCCAACACACCACCACAAGCAGTCGGAGGATTTATCATGGCCGCAAACACACAGCAGATTTGGGTAGCCCACTACACCAACGCAGACGGTGACGGGTGCGACGATGCCTTCATCGCCTCATCGTATTGGGAAGCAAGGGCAACCTACGAGGCGAGGTATCGGAACGAATTCTGCGACGAGGAAGTCGAGCTTCCCAATTACGACCTGTTCCCGATTTACGCTGGGATGATACAGGACGGCAACGGACAGACCTACAGCTACACGCTCCAGAATGAAACTGTCTGCCGCTACCACGCAGACAACCCAGGATGGGACGCTTGCTCCGATGACCATGAAGGACCGTGCAAGTTCAACCCGCCGCCCAGCGACGAGGTCAGCAAGTATCTGCCCGATGACAATAACGAAGCTCCGCTCACGGGTAGCCCGACCATCACCAAGGGTCACACCACTCTCCGCGTTTGCGACGAGTGCGATGGACTCGGCCA